ATATTATTTTATAACGAATAACGAACATAAGCAAATATAATTATATATCGATCATATTAAGACGTCTTAATATGATCGATATATAATTATATTTGCTTATGTTCGTTATTCGTTATAAAATAATATTTCAAGTTTTTGTCTAATTTTTGAAAATTTCCGATTTTTGGCGAATTTCGGGAAAATACTGGTTTTTCAAATTTTAGGCGAATTTTTGAAAATTTCCGATTTTTGGCGAATTTCGGGAAAAAGATGGTTTATGAGAAATATTGGTTTTTCAAAAATTAGACAAAAACTTGAAATATATAATATACATATTTGAGATGTAAAAAGGCTGATGTTAGATGAGATGTAAAAAAGAAAATAATTTTTATATCTAAGATGTTAAAAACAAATCATGTATAGGTATAAGGTAAAAAACCAACATATACAATAATATAGATGATCCAAGTTTAAGTGAGATTTTTGAAAATTTCCGAATTTTGGGAAAAAGATGGTTTATGAGAAATATTGGTTTTTTACGACTTTGAGCCGGAAAGTTCCCGACCTAAAGAAAGATGATGACCGAAAAACAAATAATTTTAAAGATGTTTTGAGACGTGAAAAAAATTTAAAATGCTGGCTTAATGCTGGCTTAAAGTCGTAATAATTAATTAATATTATATATATATTACGACTTTAAGCCAGCAGAAAACGGATTTAAGCAAAAGAAAACCGGTTCATTAAAGGTCAAATAAATGTTTAATTTCTGGGGCGTCATCTTGGTTTAGGTCGGGGGTTTTTGGGGCTCAAAGTTGTAAAAAAGATGTTGATCAATAATGGTATTTATTGGCGAAGAGCTTGTTAAGATAAGAGATATTTTTATGAAGATCAGGGAAGATCCCCCAAAGGAGGAAGGCAGAGAACAATGATGGACTGGGTATTAATTCACTTATTAACCGGGTTTCGGTCGGGTTGGCTAGATGTCTTTTTAAATAATTTTGTCTTTTTTCCTCATCATGATGATCAATGAAAGTTGAACCATCTTTAAGCCCAAAGTCGTAATATTTTCCAGTATCCATATACACTCGGAATCGTTTGTTTTTTATTGGTGAATTTTCTATTTTAATAATCATATATACATATATACTCATATATATAATTATATTTATAATTTAAATTTAAGAGGCTTTAAGGGTTTGAGTGGTTTTTGCATCACAGAAGAACCAGAAGGAGTTGGTGAAACATACATTTTTTTGACTCCTTCTCCCAACATATTCATATCTCTATCTTCATTCAGACCACTTAAAACTCCATGACGCTTAAAAACTTTTTTACTTTTAAGACCTTGCGCGACCAAATATTTCATCTATATATTTGTATAAGATTTTTATTCTTGTTTGATCATTAATGTTAATAACATATTTGGATCTTTAACTTTTAAAGGGGTTAAATTTTGATCAAATAATGAAACAGTAAAGCCGGAATAATTACCAGATCTAAGTTTAATCCACTTTTCAAAATTAGGAACGTAATTGATATTTGAGCCAAATGTTGAATCAATTGGGAAACTGTCAATGATATCTGATGGAGATGTAATAGAATTATTAACCAATGAACATCTTATAACTATACTATTCACAACTGATCCTTGTGGGACTAAATTTGATAAATCTGATGTGTTAGAAGTTGACCCTCCAAAAGCGTTATCAGAAAACCCCAATATACTTCTTACTGATCCATCTATTGGCAACCCAAAGATGGGAGATGTTGCAACGGTTGGAAAAGCCGGAAAACCAGGAGGAGCAGACCAGCCAGCCGGAAGAGATGTCGGAACAGTAAAAGTCAATATTTGACAAGCATAGTAATTGACATTATAAGTTAATTCTATATAATAGACATTTTGACCAAGATTGTTAATTAAATAATGACCATTAGATATCATTTGTTGGTGTAAGAAATCATTTAAATCATTTACAGTGTAAAAACCATCAGGCAGAGTTAAATTGACTGTAATAAAGGTCGCACCAGTCGGGAAACTATAACTCATTTTTTTATTATTGTATTCAGTAGTTATATTGAACCATGAGTAAGGGATAACAAATGAACTCAAAGCAATACTTGAATTATCATTCACTTTATAATTACCATTAATAAACTTATATTCAAGAGTATTATTGTTATTGTTAATAATATTAGATGAATTTAAAATAAGAGTATTTGACATATATATATATGATGTATATTATTTTTTTATGCAATTCTAGTTGCCCGAATATAACTTTGATTTGATGTTGAAATTGTTTTTGCAAAATATGACAAATATATTGTTGTCAATGATGTTAATATGAAAACACTAGAAAGTTGACAATTAATCCCCCCGTTTATTGGATGCGATATATATTGACCCCTTCTTGAATCAAATTGTGCTGATAACTCACTTAAACTGATAGCAAAATAAGATGATGATGTTGAACCGCTTACAACTGGATTTGTTTGTCCCTCAATAAACCAAACACCGGTTGGCACGTTTAAAGATGTTAAATTTGCTAATGTATTAACGACAAAATTTGTTGTTGACGATGCCTCTAAATTGAAACCGATATTTAATGATGTAATTGACAATGGACTATATACGGGACTTAATGGATATAAAAAGTTATTAGATCTTGAAACAAATGAATTTATTGTGTTTGGAGAATCAGCACCAATAATGTTAAAATTTGCACCAAGTGTTGTTGTGCTTCCCGATGCTAATGTATTTATATTTATATTTCTTGAATTTAAATCAGTGGTTGTGTTGGCATTATCGGTACCAATATCAATAATTGGACTATTAATTTTTGTTATAGTATTATTGGTCGTTGTTCCAATGTCTATATCTCTTGAATTTAAATTAATTGTCGTGCTTGCATTATCGGTACCAATATCAATAATTGGACTATTAATTTTTGTTAGAGTGTTGTTGGTCGTTGTTCCAATATCTATATCTCTTGAATTTAAATTTAATACAGTATTTGAATTATTAAGTCCGATATCTATATTATGACTATTGATTTTTGTTAAACTTCCACTGTTTGATGTTCCAATATCTATATCCCTAGAATTTAAATTAATAAACGTGTTGGCATTATCTGTTCCAACATCAATATTAGACCCATTACAAATTAAATTATTATTAACAGAGCCTAAAGTGATCGTATTTGTTGTATTAGTGCCAATATTTAACGCATTATTATTTAAAATAGTTTGGATATTATTTGTTAGAATACCGTCATTAAAAGTTTCAGTCGCTGTTGCAATGTCTTGAACTGTTTTTCTTAAATATAGTGCATTAGCTTCTGGTTCTGTCAAGCCTTGATTAGTATCTTGTATATAAAAACTATTATTAAAATCTATCCCATTAAAGAAGAATGATGGTGGATCTTCTGCAGACATTTTATTTATATATTAATAAAACAAAATATTATATATATATATATACTGGATGTCAGATACTATAACAAACTGGTACGATAAATTGCCACCAAATAAAACAACTATAAAAAGAGACAAGAATTTTAATAAACATTATATTGAACCGAACAGTATGATCATTTGCATCGGCGGAACAGGAGCAGGAAAAACAAACGCTCTATTTGATTTCTTAAAGAGAAAGAATGAGTCATTTTACAAAATACTTATATATACTGGTTCAACCACAGATGAACCTTTATATAATTATTTGAGGGAATCAATCCCAGAAACTGAAATATATAATGATATTGATGCGTTCCCATCTTTAAACGATTTCCCAGATTCTGAGAATAGTATGGAGAAGTTAATTGTATTTGATGATTTTATTAATTTATCAAATAAACAGATGAAGAAAATTCAAGAATACGCAACAGCGGGACGAAAAAAAGGATGCACGGTGTTTTTTTTAGCGCAGAACTACACACAGATTCCAAAGAACATCTCTAGAAATGCCAATTATATTATTATATTTAAATTAAATGACAATACTAGTATCAATAATATAATCAAAAATCATAATATTGATGATAAGAGTAAAGATATCATTAAAGAAGCTTATAAATATTCAACATCAACAAAGGGTAATTTTTTCATGATAGATCTAAAGGATCAAACTGGACAATATAGATATAGACATAATTTTTTAAATTTTATAAGGCTATAATATATATGGACTCCTCAAATTCTGAAACAGATATAATAATAAACAGATTCAGAAGAAAAAGAAAAATAATAAGACATTATAAGTTGAGATATGCAGTTGTTTTTTTTTCAATAATAATATCATCTTTATCATTTGTATTGAGTAAATATATCTCAGATACAATAATACTATTAATAATATCATCTCTATCTTTATTAAATTCAATATTCATAATATTAGATATATACTATGAAAACAAATGTAAAAATCACAATGTTTTACCTAATTAATATTTATTTCATTAGATGGATATTGATTATATTTATTTCTTAACCAAACCAGTCTCAACATCAATTTCGAACTCGTCCAAATAAACCAAGAACATCAAACAATTATATGCGTGTCTTGTGTTTCCTGTAAATGATACTTGAACATTACGTGGAGTTAAATTATCAGATGTTGTAGATCTTGCCAAGTTAACAAAATAAGTTCTATTGACGTCCCAAAATTGTTTATTAATTAAACCACAACTGACACCGAGATCAGATGAAGTTAAAGATTCGAAGAGGTGCACCTGTTCTAGGAAGGTCTCAAAACTATATGATAATGTATTTGACAAGACATTGACCCCCCCGACCTGAACTTGTAAATTCTTTATAGAGATAGGATGAGCCAAAGTTGAGTCAAATGGTGAACCACCTGGACCAAATGCTCCAGAGTTTACCACACTTTGATCAACAAAGGGTAAAATCACGAGTCCTAATGGATGAGTAATACCAGATTGAATCAATTGATTATAACTACCGTTTGGTTCGATTCTAGCTGTTTGATTTGTGATAACAGATCTAAAAACAACCTTTTTATTTCTATTTTCATTAACATATTTAATCGATAATTGAGGTTTGACTTCAATGGATGAGTAATAACATCTACATGAGGGCATTGAATGGCTTGCACCAACACTAACATTACATGTATCAATAATTAAACTGTTTGGTGATTTAGCTAAGAAACAACTTAGAGCTAATCTTGTAGTGCCGGCTGGTAGATTTCCAGTTGTTGTAGCAATATGATTTGCCATAATTGGACAAACATTTGAGAAAGTTGATTTTGTTGATGATGCAAATAATCCAGCAGTCGCTAACTGTGGATTTACAACATCAACAACACATCCACCAGTGTTAACATATAATCTAACTTGGGCATCGAAACGTTTGGTCAAGCCAATATTTGCCATTGAATCAAATAAATCTCTAAGTCTGATAACAGCTACATCAAAATAAACTAGAGCTCCATTTGCAACACCAGTTGATCCATTTGCAAGTCTAACATATGAACGGAGTTCATCATCGGCATTTGAAGACGAACTTAGATGTCCAGCGTTGTCCCCGAGTAAGTTTGATCCAGTAGCTGTCACTGCTGTTTGAAAAAACAAATAATTTCCCGCACGTTGGGAAAGAGCTGTGTTGACACAATTTGAGTATTGAGCAATACTTGGAACTGTTTGGTTTCTTGTTCCAACAGATGTATTAAGACCAAAAGGTCTATTATTTGAGATCCCATTACCACATATATCAGCAGTGGCGGCACCTGCTGATACATTCCACCTAACACTATAAGGATTGTCAAGTTCATCAGAATAGCCCAAAGAAGGTCCCAATGATTTCAAATCATTGTCAGACATTTCTGAAAGCAATTTAAAGTCAATAAATTTCCCAATAAATGGCTGTGTTTGTTCAATTGTCTTCCCGTTAATTTGGAGATCTGCTTGGTGGATTAAATTGGAATAACCAGACTTTAACATTGTGATCGCACTTGATGTGTTAGATAAATCAAGACCGACACCAGGATTTGCACCAGTAAAGGCTTGAGCTGTTAAAACGATCGGTAATGTTATGAACATATCATTCGTATCGACCATACGACTCGAGTTGAAGATACTTGACAAATCTAGGGTCACCTGGGACATGGATGTATTTGTGTATACTCCACTATTAATATCCGGCACATGATTCCAATCTTTTCTCACATATGGTGTATAATTATCAGCACTTTGAGGTTGATTGGAACGCATAAACTCGTAATTATCAGTCATTCTATATTATATATTATACTATAGATAATTTTTATTAGATTAATTATTTGAGACCATATAGATCCTAAACTTTAATTTTAAAAAATCTTATTAAATTTTAACAAATCTTAACAAATTTTAATTTATAATCCATATATATATATATATCAATATGGATCAAAAAGCTCATGCTCTAAGTTTAGAGGACTCAGTACTTAAATTGAGATCAGAAATGATATCACAATTAGCTCGAGGAAAAAGGGAAAAATCAAAAGAATTCAAACCACTCCATACAAGAAAACAAGTTGAAGAATATAGAAATAAGATATTAACTGAGCGTCAACAAATGGCTAAAAAACAACAACAAGAAAATTTTACAGATGAAGATTTAAATGATGAAGAAAAACTTCTATATGATTCATTAGGCACACAAGAACAAAAAAAAGATTATCTTAAACAAATTGCAAAAACAAGACCGACCAAGAGATTTATTATGCCTGAGCAAACATTAAAGGACGATTTTATGGATGAAACCCTGATTGCACAACCTATTGGTTTGTTAACTGATGCACAAAAACAACAACTAAGAAATGATATAGAAGCAACTGCACAAGAGATGTCTAATGGTGAGAACCAAATGAAAGATTATATGTTAAAAATAACAAATTTAAAGGAGATGATTGACAGATTAGATTTGTCAAAAAGGGAAAATCAACTAAAAAAAAGAATGTATGACACTCGAATAAATAGATATGAACAGAATATAAATAATATTAGAGCACTTTTAGCAAACAACCAAAATCAATTAAATGTTGATCAACGAAGATTAGATGCAGACGCAGAAACCATTTTAGGTCATTATGCTAATATTGATGCATTTAGAAAAAGAAATAACCAAAGATTACAAGATTTTGCATCAATGATCAATAATCTAAATTATGGTGAATTAGATTTAAAACAACAACCAACCGAAACAGATGAACAATATTTTCAAAGATTAAAAGACGTTGGTGATTCAACATATGATGACGATCAACTTGCATTATATGCAGATATGGATATATTTGATAAATTAAAAGAGAATTTATTGGAACTTTTTAAAGATAGAGCGTTAATTGATTCAGTTATAAAAGAGATTGATGTTATAGATAAAGGAAATAGAGATTTATATAACAAATCATTTCCAGCCATCAAAGAAAAATTTTTAAAGTTATATGGGTTTAATAATGAAAAATTACAACCACGAGAAATCGCAGAAGCACTTGATAATATATACAAAAGCATATTTAATCCAGATCCAACAGCTTTAAAAATAATGAGAGATGTTGAGAATGTTTTAACAGAAGTTAAAACATTAAAAAAAGAAGAAAATACAGAAGTCAACGTTGGTGTTTTACAGTTTGACGTTGCACCTGATCCAAGAATAAAAAAAACAGGTCCAGAAGTTGATAGTAAAGTGTTTATAATGATTAATATGATTGAAGATAATATTTCTGATAGAGAGGTTTTATATTTAAAAGTTGGGTGGAATGAAAATGTATGGGATGTTTATTATTCACTAGGGAGGGCTGATACAACTGATATTGATAAAATTATTTATGATATTCCTAAAATTGGTTCATATAATCGTGTTTTTTGGGAAAATAATAATATAAATGAACACACATGGACTGAAATATTAGAGAATAAATTTGGATTTGCTAAAAATATATATAAATTAAATATGAAAGAGTATGATAAATATTTTTATTATATGAATGATGATAAATCAAAAGAAAAATTATTAAAAACCTTGAGACAATTTGGTTTAAATTTTGACAAAGATATCCCAGTGATTAAACTTGTCGGCAAAAGTAATAAATCATTTAAAAAATCTGAATATTTTAAAAATAATGCTGATTTTAAAACGCCGACTGGTATGGGAATCACAACCAAGTATGATATACCAACAGAACCAGTACAATATGGAAATATATTGTTGAATTTACATAAGTTATATTATAAGAATATTGTTAGTATTAAAGATCTTGGGAATAGACAAATACAATCTTTTAAAAGTACACCCGTGTCCGATGAATTTGTGAACTATGTTATAAAGGGATTTTATAAAGAACCAGTATCAGAAACAGACTATAAACAACTTAAATCATCTGAGTTAGAATTATTAGACCAATTGAATTATCTGGCAGGATTTGCAAAAGAAAAGAATATTAAAAAACAAAAATATGTTGATGAATTACGACAAGAACTAGATCTATTAACTGGTGCAATCGTCGCGGGGAATAATAATGAGAAAATGTTAAAAGATCTTAGAACTATTTTGAATAAATTGGTATCTTTTGACGCCATTTCCCTCCAAAGTTCAAAGAACTATTTAAATCAATTTAAACCTTATTTTGAATAATATTGTCTAATATATATATATTATAGTAAAGATGTATACAGCAGTTAAAGTCGACCAATTAAGCAGACCACAAGTCTCAAAACTTTTGAGCGGTCAACCAGTTAGAGTCAAACACAATCCAAGAGGTCCCCACACAATTCACGTATCAGCAGAACAAGGGAAAAAATTAGCCCGTGCCTCAATGAAAGGTTCTGGTATAACAATCACCTTTGATCCTTATCAAATGGATCAACATAGGAATGAAGCCATGGGTGAGGGATTAAATTTAGGAAAGATCTTTAAAGGTGTTAAAAAGGTTTTGACATCTGATATTGGTAAGGCGGCTCAGAAATTCGTTGTTGATAAGGTTCTTGATATTGCCCCTATCCCTCAAGGCTTAAAAGATGCCGGACGTAAATTGGCTCATAAGGGTATTAATGCTCAAGGTTTTGAAGTAGTTGATGGGAGACCATTAGCCTTAAGACGTAAAGCTGGAAGACCTAAAAAAGCCGGAAGACCTAAAAAAACAGGTGCAAAGAAATCAGGCGGTGCAATGTTTCCTGCCGGTTATAGATTCTAAATTTAATAATCATATATATTTATTCTATACCAATATATATATATATGAACACTCTATCAAACTATGATTTGACTGATATTGTGAAAACAATGAATCTCCCATTAAAAGGGATATATTTTAAAGATGCTTTCCCTTCTAATCCTGATAAAGGTTTTTATATAATCAACATACAATCTAAAAAGGATCCAAGAAACGGAACACACTGGACGTGTCTTTATTATGATGGTTTAAAGAACTTATACTATGATTCTTTTGGGTTTCCTCCTCCTGCTGAATTAGAAAAAATTATTACTCCATATATCTACAATAATAGAGATATTCAGAATATACAAACATCATCATGTGGATATTATTGTGTCGCCTTTATTAAGTTCTTATATCGTCATTCAAATAAAGAAAAGGCATATGATGTCTTTTTAAATTTATTTAATGATAAAACGAGTCGTAATGAACTTATATTATATGATATATTATATCATATGGATTAAGTTGTTTGGTGGTATCAAATAACTTATTATTATATTTTTATCTTTATCAATTAGTTTCAACTTTGTCTTATATCCAATATATTTATCATCATGTTTATTTAGAAATTCAAAGATATAGAAATGATTATTAAATTTAAAATCTGATGGTGTATTTAAATTTTTTTCAACTAACCAATCAACAACTTGATGTAGAGACATATATTTTATATCAAATGATATTTTACATATAAGATCCATGTTATATTATATATTTAATTTAGAAAAAAAAATATATAATAATATATATATATTAGATGGAAGATTTAAAAAAATTAAAAGAATTAAAAGAAATGAAGAATGACATTGATATTATATCTAAATTGATAGATAAACTAGAACTAAGAGTTAAATTATATGAACTATCAAAAGATGATGATATTGAATCTATAATAAAAGAAGAAAATAAGGAAATTAGAAGACAAGCAACAAAAGAATATTATCTTAAAAATAAAGATAGAATATCAAAATATTATAGAGATAAATATAGATCAGAAAACCAAACAGAACCCCGCAAACGTGGGCGCCCTCCTAAAATAATTAACATATAATATATTATATTTAACCATATATAATATATTATTAACCAATATGACTCATACATCTTTTTGATCTTTGATGTTGATTTAATGTCCATTTACTAACCTCTTTTTTACATCGTTCACAAACACATTGTTCTCCTTTATTCTTTCTATAATAGTCTGTTGAATATTTCTGTTCTACTGCGTTTTGTTTGGCTCCATTTGCGTATATTTTAGGGCGACCACGTCCTCTTTTTTCCTCTTGAGTATCCATTATATATTAATATTATATATTTAATTTTTATTTAAATTATTTTATAATTAAAAATCTTATGTTTAATATATAATGGATGAAACAAATATAAAACCATGGACTGAGCATCATGAGTATAAATACAATTGGTTATATAATTATATGAACAATAATTATCCAGATGTTGAATATGACAATTATATTGATACTTATCAGGACAAATTTATTGATATTATACATAATAATCCTAATTGGGGCAATCAATCAAAAGAGGCTTTGTTTTTTTTAGTTGCCCGATGGCTTGAAATTAATCAACAGAACAATCCATATATCAAAATATATCAAAATGAAGGGTGGAAATTAAAAATGATTATTGAACAAAAAGAAGTCCTTAATGAACTTGATCAAAAAGAACTCAAATATTATAGATCTAGAGAATATTTTATTAATATATTAGACAATATTGATATAGATACTATTGATAACATTATTGATCATTATAAATATTTATTATTATCTTTATTAGTTAAACAACCACCTCTGAGACCTAGTTTTTACATCTCCGCCAAAATTATCAACAGAGAATATAAAAACAATAATATCGACAACTATTTGTTATTGAATAGAACTGGTCAATTAAAAGCTTATTATATTATAAATAAAGATAAGGTGTCCAATTATAATCTTTATAAGTTTAGTCCAAATCTTAAAAAGATTGATATTGTTGATAATGATATTGTTCAATTAATAAACAAATCTCTCATCAAATATCCTAGATCATATTTGTTTGAAATCAATAAAAAACCGATATCTTATGAAACCTTATTAAAATGGCTTAGAGATATAACCAAAGTTAGTTTAATTAATTTTGACATCATGCGTGCATCTTATATTACTTGGTTCTATAAAAATAAACATAATTATTCAGATAAAGACAAATTGTCTAAACAAATGAGACATAGCGTCAGAACAGCAATGGTTAATTATAATAAAATTGATGATAATATTAATGATATCAATGATGATGAATCTAGAAACAGATTGATCAAAAAACGTAAAAATGATATAATATACAATATTAGACAGGGAAGGATCCCAAAAAAATCAACACTTAAAAAATATAATATTGATATCAAAAATTATATTAATTAATTTCTTATTTTAATATATTTCATTGTTTTAATCTCTTTCAACAATGAGTCATATTGCTCATTTAAAAAATCATGTTTAATAAATCGACATTTAAAAATATAATCTTCATCATCTTCATCATCTTGATTAATATTTTTATCTATATTATCATCAACCTCTTCAATATCAAATATTATTCTAAATTCTGAACTAAATGAGTTATAATTATTATTTGATATATATTTATTGAGTTCAATGTGCTCATTAATTTTATTTCTATCAAATTCATATAATCTCGTTTTAACTCCTGAGACTCTTGGTTGTTTACTAGATATATATTGATGACCAATGATATTCTTAATAAATGATATATGTATTTTATTAAACTCAGTTCTTGTTTTTGGTTTGGTTATTTCTGATCTGAATATTTTTTTTGCTATAAAATCCCAATTATCACAAATAAATTCTCCATCATCATTCTTATTTAAATTTAATATTGAGAGATTATTGTCTTTTTGTATTTTTCTTAATATTTTGATCTTATGATATATATCATTATAACATTTGATTGAACTTGATGATAATTCAATTTCTTTTATTTTAGTATCAATATATTCATCATTCTTAAAAAATCTAATTAGATTAAAATGATGTGTTCTGTAATGTTCATTAATAAATATATCTTTATATTTTAATAATATCTCTTTTTCTCTTGGTAATTTAAACAGATCAATCAAACTATTTAGTTCATTAAATTCTTCATCATCTTGATTTTCAGAGTCTAAATATTTCATAAATATAGATTCATTGATAATTAAACTCATATCAATATTTATCTTAAATTCAATATCATTCTTTATTTCAATATTATTTTTTGTATCATATTTCAATAACTCAAAACCATTATCTTTCAATATGTTCTCAAAATGTCTTAATCTGCATGTTTGATATATATCTTTGACATATTCATTATATATGAATAATTTGTAAAATGTATTTCTTGAGATCTGCACATTATCATTATCATCTAAATAAGAACAAAGATGATTAATAATATCATTATTCTTTATTATTTCTGAATATAGTGTATCAACATCTTCTAGTGTTTCATATTGTTCACCACTACCTTCTCTATTACAGAAATAATATACATCACGAATATTTCTGGTTCTGCTTAATTGTTGAAAACTTTCAGATGCATCAATTGTCAGTCCTTTTATATATATAAATACATCTTGTTTCTTGTCAATAGAGAAATCAATAGCAGTTGTTATACTTGGACTATAAAAAACATATTTATCCTTAAATTCTTTAGATGCGTTTTTAATCTCATAATCAACATTGGATGTGTATAGTCTGAATTTACTGTCCTCTCTATTCTTTTTTAAATATGATAAATCATCATATATCTTATCATTATCTTCTTCTTCATCTTTCTCTTCATCTTGCTTATTTTCAATATATTCAATTAATCTTTTAATTTTATTTCTATCATCGTCTGATAATGTTTCATCATATTTATATATCATATAATAATAGATTGTTTCTACAACTCGGCAAGAATCACAACCAAATAAAAAATAATCTTTATTAATAATGTTCTGTTCTATTCTGTTCTTAAAAGATGAATGTGTATCAACTCTATATGCCTTTATCCCTTTATATTTTTGGAATGTATTGTTGATCATTATTGTTTGATTATCTTCATTGATTCGACTATTTAAAAAAGTCATAACACCATCAGAAATCTCTGCATCTGATACAATGACTTTGTGCGCTTTTTTAATAATATTTGTTAAGATTCTTGTGATCTCATATAAGTTCTTATTAATAGTAATATTATGAGTTATATGTTTAATAAATGAATTGATTTCATCAATATAGACAATATAGTTCTCAATATCTTCATCTTTAAAATAATTAAGTTTTTGAATACTATTTAAACATACATTATAATGATCACCTTTCTTGAACATATTATCTCTATAATCTCTAATCTTTATCCCTTCTTTATCAAATGATGATATTAATTGGTCGCCTAAAGATACACGACTAATGATTGTTAATAATTTAATATTTGTATTCTCGGACATATATTGTTCTAATAACTTTGCGTTTGCTGTTGTTTTTCCTGTTCCGGTGCAACTCTTCAATATAATTGTATCATTATTTATTAGATCATCTAAGTTATATATCATATCTGATTTAAGTGTTTCATCATATAATCTATAATTACACATTGTTTTATTTTTTATTAATGGATATTCTTTGTTGATTGGTTTGAACTCTTTGTATGTGTCGATTTTAATTGTTCTGTTAAGTGCTTTAAATAAATATCTAAGATCAATATCAATCGGCTTCATTTTATTCCACTTCTTGTGATTATTATATCTATTATATTTATCCGATTTCTTTGACCATTCATCCCAGATATCAAACTTATCTAGATTTTTTAACATTGTAGTTATATTCAACCATTTATCATAATCATCCACATAAGAACTATCCTTATCTGTCAATTCATTTAATAATTCAATTAATTGATCATCTTTGATCTTTTTTGTTATTCTTTTAATTTTAATATCTTCTTTTCTTCCATCTTTAGTTTTTTTAATTTTTGGATTAACAATATCACTCTTTTTTAGTCTTTGGCTATTCTCTGGAATATACATGTTTAAAAAGTCAATCATTTGACCTTTAATGATTGTATGTGTTGATTCTTTTTGTTTGTTTGATTGGTTTGGCAATCTAAATAATTGTTGATCTCTATAAACAGCCAGATCAATATGATTCCCCCACACACATCTATCTTTAAATATCTCAAACATCTCTCTCATTGTTTTTAAATTTGCGTTTAATTCTGGAATTGATATGTGAGATGAATATTGATCTTTATTTTTTGATAGTGTATATTTAATATTTTTTATATCAACACCAAAATATTCAGATATATCAACTAATATTGTTTTAAATATCTCCTCTCCTTTTATGAATTCATCTGTTTTCATTTTATCAACATCACAGAACAACGTGTAATATTTATTTTTATTATCAATAAATATCTGGTGATATGATTTGTCTTGTTCTAATTCTTTGACGAGTTCATTAACATCTTTTGATTTAAATTTAATGTTGTCTAAATATGATTTGAATTCATCTGTATCAGATTTATTATTTGATTCAACATAATCTTTGATTCTGTAAATTTCCATTCTATATATATAATATATATATTATTTTTTCTCTAAATAATATATATTATATTAAATTAAATTAATATTTCATCTTTTTGATTTGATATTATAATATGACTAGTTTTCTTCTTTGATGTTTGATATTGTTTATTATATTCATCATGTTTTTTATTATTTGCAAATAATAACTTAATAATCCAACTATTTTCAAGGACCAAATATATTCTCGCCTTTTCTTTATCAATATTGTTATTATAAAAATATTCATATATATTCAAACTATTGTCATAATAAAAATCATTGTATGAGCTAAAATAAGGTGGATCTAATATAATGATTTTATCATTATCATTCTTATATTTATTATATATTTCAAATGCGTCAGTACATGTATACTCTATATTGGCAGATCTAAAAAAATTATATATAGGAAATTGATTGATCTTAATTGTCTTGTTCATTGGCTTTCCTTGTGGAAACAATCCGGGTCGAAGATTAAAATATTTATGACCAATAAACCAACTAACAAAATCTTTTTTTTTAACAACTTCTAAATATCTCGTCTTATCATTATCAATATAATTCATCTGGTCATTAAAATCTTTTTCAAATTTTTCAATTTTTGCGTCATCTCTACATATATCATATAACTCCTTTAAATATTGATTATTATCATTAAGAATATATTTGAGATTAGGATATTTAGTCCATAAATAATAACTAATAGCACATGAGCCACAATAAGGTTCAACAACCGCTGTTATTCCATCAATGTTTAATATTGATTCAATATTATTCACCTCATTTCTTTTATTTCCTGGATAGGACATGATAAAATGATTTTTCATTTTTATGATGTATATTGATGTTAAAGATATTAATTTAAGAAACCCGGTTAATAAGTGAATTAATACCCAGTCCATCATTGTTCTCTGCCTTCCTCCTTTGGGGGATCTTCCCTGATCTTCATAAAAATATCTCTTATCTTAACAAGCTCTTCGCCAATAAATACCATTATTGATCAACATCTTTTTTACAACTTTGAGCCCCAAAAACCCCCGACCTAAACCAAGATGACGCCCCAGAAATTAAACATTTATTTGACCTTTAATGAACCGGTTTTCTTTTGCTTAAATCCGTTTTCTGCTGGCTTAAAGTCGTAATATATATATAATATTAATTAATTATTACGACTTTAAGCCAGCATTAAGCCAGCATTTTAAATTTTTTTCACGTCTCAAAACATCTTTAAAATTATTTGTTTTTCGGTCATCATCTTTCTTTAGGTCGGGAACTTTCCGGCTCAAAGTCGTAAAAAACCAATATTTCTCATAAACCATCTTTTTCCCAAAATTCGGAAATTTTCAAAAATCTCACTTAAACTTGGATCATCTATATTATTGTATATGTTGGTTTTTTACCTTATACCTATACATGATTTGTTTTTAACATCTTAGATATAAAAATTATTTTCTTTTTTACATCTCATCTAACATCAGCCTTTTTACATCTCAAATATGTATATTATATATTTCAAGTTTTTGTCTAATTTTTGAAAAACCAATATTTCTCATAAACCATCTTTTTCCCGAAATTCGCCAAAAATCGGAAATTTTCAAAAATTCGCCTAAAATTTGAAAAACCAGTATTTTCCCGAAATTCGCCAAAAATCGGAAATTTTCAAAAATTAGACAAAAACTTGAAATATTATTTTATAACGAATAACGAACATAAGCAAATATAATTATATATCGATCATATTAAGACGTCTTAATATGATCGATATATAATTATATTTGCTTATGTTCGTTATTCGTTATAAAATAATAT